TACATTTTTACTATCTAGAACTGTAATGGACGATGATGCGCCACCAATGATTGTATTAATATTAGCTGTTTGTGAATCATATAATTCTAAAAGTTTTATTTTATATTTAAAATTATTAAGTCTTTCTGTTGCTGAACTAAAATGAACAAAATTTTCAAAATGATATCCAGAATCTGTTACTAAATTATCATATTCAACATTAGGTTCAAAACTACTACTTAAAGAATTAAGTATATTTTGATAACTTGATGTAATTCCACCACCTAATAATTCATCATATGTTTTAAATTCTGAAGGGACTGAACTATTTAATCTAGTATCTATTTTAAAGTTTGGACCTGCAATTAGTATAGTAGAATCTTCTACAGAAAGAGGTTCTAAATTTAATGTAAGTACAGCAGGTTCAATTAAATCTTCAACTATTCTTAATGTAAAAGTATTAGCAATAGTAGGTGGTAAAGGATCTAATAATTTAATTAATAAAGAATAATCATCTTCCGATTTATCTAAAAATATATTAACTGCTGTTATATTAATACCATTTCCAAAATTTAAGGTAAAGTCTTTTAAAAAAGACGATTGATTTAATTCATCACTAAATATATTATAACGTTGTTCTAATTGATTGTTAGTTAATTCAAGAGTATCTATTCTGATTTCACGTCTAGAATTTGATATTTCTTTTACAGAAAAAGATCTTATAAAATTATTTATAATTTTTTTCCTTTGAAATCTATATTCCACTTTATATTGTCCAGAATTAATATTAAGATCTCTTAAATTCTGTTCAGGATTTACTAATATTTCATTTGTTGTACCATCTGTTTGTGTCCCTTCTTCAGTAAAAATATAATCTTTAAAATTACGTGTATGAGATATTAAATTATCATTAATATCATATACATTAAACTCAATATTATCTTCTACTTTTCCAAATGTATTATATATATTAACAGTTTTATTAGAATTATTAGGAATATTATCTATAAATTTAGATACCTTTTTTTGGAATTTTTTAGCTATTGATTTAATATTACCTTTACTTATAGTGGATCCACCCTTACCTGAAGAAGGTGAAGGAAGATTTTGATTAGTACCTTTATTATTTGTATATTTAGCCATTTATTATCTTTTCTCAGGTTTAATAGATATATCTTCAACAATAACATCTGGAGAATTATTAGTAAAACTTACTATTCCACTAGTATATTCATGAACCCAATCTTTTTTAGATCCTCTTCTATCTACTCTACCAAATACATCTATTGTATAAAAATCAGGTTTTCCTTTAAATTCGAATGTTTCTTGTCTATATTTATTATAACTTCCTTGTTTTACTGTTTTTAGACCTTCAAAATCAGTAAAAGTGACTTTATATTTTTTCTTTTTTCTATCTTTTTTCTTTCCTAAATTTTTACCACCTTCTAAAATTAAATTTACTTTAATAGTTTTTTCAATTTTTTCTTCTAATTCTACATCATTTAAATCACCTTGTAATAGTTGATTATTTAATTCTAGAATTTGTCTTTCTAAATCTCTAATTATTTCATCTTTAGGGTCTTTATAATTACCATAAAATTCTGTACTTTGTTCTATTAAAGTTTTATGTGAAGTAATCCCATCTCTAGGAATATCATAAAATAATTTATTATAATAACTAAAAAACTGATCAACTGATACTAAATCTTCTTTAGGAATTAATTCAGAAAAAGTTCTATCAATAGATTTATTACCTATCTCATTACTAACTGTGGTTTTATCTAATTTTATAATTTGAGGATTCATTATCTAACTACTTTAAAATGATAATTATTATCAAAAATTTCAGTGCCATCATCATTTATATGTTTAAATAATAAACGATAATACCTTTCTGGTTGTAATCCATTCATATATATTTTAAAATACATACCCTCTGTATCTGCACTTAGTTTTGTAAATTCATCATCAAAAGGGATTATTATTTCTTCTGTATGGGCATCTCTAATACTATAGTATGAAGATGTTGTAAAATATCCAGGGTTTAAATAATTTGAAGAGGTAACAAATGTTCTATTTGGATATTTATCTCTTACATTTAATCTAAAAAGAGCTTCTTCATTTGTATTATATTTTTCTTTATTTCTATAAAGTGATACATTTAATTCTCCTTTAGTTTTTGCACTAGCATTAAATCCATGTTCACTATCATCCCATTTAAAAGTTAATTTAGGGGGGAATATAGTATGAGTATCTACTGAGAAATAACTTAAAGTACCTCTACTACTTGAAGTATTAATTTCAACTGCATTTCTATTTTTAATTAAAAACCCATTATTAGGAATACCATTAGGGTAAGTTTGAGAAGCATATAAACTAGCACTAAATTTTTTTACTATGTTAGTTACATTTATATTTAAATCTAAATTATCAGCATTAGAAAATTCCTGTTCTACTTTAAAATCATTTGTGTCATACCATGATCCCCCTCCTTGTTCAATTATAGTAGATGTAAAAACTGAACCTGTAGTATCAGGGGCATAAGAAGAAGTAGGCCATGTTTTTTTAGTAATAGAATTATCTCTATATAACCAAGAACACCCATTAGACGATGTAGGTAAATTAGAAAATCTACCTGTACCTTCGTCCCATGATTGTGATATAGCTAAAACTTCTATAGAATGATTTAAAGATAAATTTTTATGTTCAGTAGAAAATAATTGTAAGCTAGATGAGAAATTATTTCCAATTTTAGTTATAACTGATCTTATATCTGAATCTTTAAATTGAATTAGAATCCTTGAAGGATAATAATTATCATCTTGGGATCCTTTTTCTTTAACTAATTCTAAAATTTCGTCATTACCTGTATTCATTGTAAGTCTATCAGGATGACTATATATAGTTGTGTCTTTTTCGGGGAATATAGAATAATAAGCCATATTATGTTATGATTTGTCCTTTAATATCAGTGTTTAGGTATTTTACTTCAAAAATACATGGATCTAAAGAAGGGTATATTATATCATCTATAGTTGCAGATTGAAGATCATATTTATATTTTGAATAACCTAAGGATTCACCTGATTTATTATTAAAAATTACACTTTGTACTGATTGTACACCTGTAATACCAGTTAAGACATTAAATACTTCAGTTTTAATAATAGGTTGACCTATTTGCCATTTATCTATATTGAAAAATTCTTTAATTGCTTGAAGGCAATTTAATAAAATTTCTTGATTATTAAAACCAGGAGTTACTCTAATTTTAAAATCAACACTTATATTAACTACAAAAGCATTTTTGATATTAATAGCATCAGTTAACATTCTAAATTGTTCTAAATAAGTAGCTAAATTTACTTTAGTAGCATTAACTAATTCAGTTAAATTTTTATTCCCATCATATCCTAAAACATATAAATTTAAAGCAAGTGGATTTGCAATTCTTGTATTATTTTCAGTAGTTAAAGGATTAATTTGATCATCTTGGGTTATATAAGCTTTTGATATGTTTCCAAATCTTGAGGGCATAGATAAAGCTCTTAAAAGATAATCATCTTTAGTTACTGTTCTTTGTTGAGATGAAAAATTAGCCATTGAATTAAATCTAATTTCTTCAACACTTTCAGCATCACCCCCACCTGTGGCTGCTTGGGGGTTATTTGATGCTATACTTGATATTATAAAACTTCTTGTATTAGCATTTAAATTAGGTTTAGTAGTAGTAAATATAGTTTCAGGTTTTGTTATAGTATTAGATGCTACATTAGAATTAAATCCTCCCCCCACTAAATAAGTAACTGTGAGTGTAATATTAGAAGGGATTTTACCATAAGTTCCAGTAAATAGAAAATTTGAAGGATCATAAGCTCTATTTAATTCACTTCTAGCATCATTAATTCCTAAACCTATATTATTAGGATTTGGAATCACTACTTCATCATCATTACTTAATGTACCTGCTCCAAATTGAATTTCTAAATTTGTATCTGAAGTAGCTCTAGAAATAAATCTTCTAGGAACTTTTTTTATTCTCATTAAGTATGGAGTAGATTGTTTATCATTATATAAAATAGGATTATTAGATGAATTATTTGGTTTTTCATCAAAAATAGTATCTTGAGCTAAATAATCTACTTCTGTGTATATTTTCCCTTCACTGTCTATAATTTTTTCTATCCCTATAATATTATCATCTGATAAATTAAGTTTAAGAAATTTTTCAGGAGCTCCAATAGTAAAAGTAGCAGTTTTTCTAACTGCTGATAAAACTTTAGTAGTTTTTTTAAGTAAATAATATTGAGGATTTCCATTTCCATCTATTTGATATACACTAATATCTGTGGGACTTGCTGCTCCTGATATTGCAAAATCTATTGTTTCTTCTGTAATGAAATTGATTCCTCCTTGAGTTGAGCTAAAAGAAGATCCTTCCCCCATGACTAATGTATAATCATAGTCTGGATTATAATTTTCACTAGAGTCTTTAGCTGGTAATAATTGGAATATATCTAAATTTGTACTGGCTGCTTTTGTAACTTTAGGTCTATACCCTAAAGAATATGCTAAATTATATAAATTTTTCTTTTCTTGAGCTAATAATAAAAAAGTTTCTTGTAATTGAGTATCAGTATAATAAGAAAGGACATCACCAACATAAGCTGCCATTTCTAAAAACATCATACCAGGAGAACCATCAGAAAAATCATTAAAAGTTTCAGGATAATATGTTTTAGTATATTCTATTAATTGATCTCTTAATGAATTAAAATCTTTATTAAGATACTTAATATCCCTTTGTGATGTATTACTTGTATTAGAATATGCCATTATTTATTATTTTTGTTCATAAGGTGCAGGACCTCTATTATTTATACTTCCTATCCCAATTTGAATAGCATCTTTATTACCATTTAAATTTGAGATATATTCTATATTGATTTTAATAGTATTTGTATTAATTTCTTGATCAATAATAACATCAGATATAGTAACCATTCTACTTAGTCTTGGATCTTTAGATACTGCTTCCTGAATTCTTTCTTGTAAAGTATCTTTATCTACATTTTGTTCAAATAATAAACTATTTAACCCTACTCCAAAAGATGGTCTGTTTACTAATTCTCCTGGTTCTGTAAGAACCATATGGATTAAATTAGATCTAGTTTGATCAGAAGTAGTATAATTAGTATTAAAAACACCCGGTCCATTAAAAGGTAAGGCTACTCCTACTCCTGTTGAAGGGGTTAAATCTAAAGGATCTATTTGGGTAGAATTTTTAGCCATTAGGGTCTACTATTTTTCTTTTTATCTATAGCTCTCATTAATTCACGATAATCTCTATTTACTACATTTGAGACTTCAACAGGCATTGGTGTTTCAGGCATTAATGTTGATTCAAGATTTGTATTACCTTGAGCTGTTTCATTTAATAGATCATTTAATGCTCCATTAGAAGTAAATTGTTGGGAAATAGATTTACCCATAATTTTTTCTTTTAAAGAAGACTTTACATTTGCAGGAATTGGATTACCCATTCCCGTAGCTGTTATATTACGTTGTGTTGGTTGGTCTACAATTGTAGATTTAAATTCATCACGTAAATCTTCTTTAAGTGTTTTAATTTCACGTCGAAGAGCATAGTCTATTTCTTCTCTTACAACTTTTCTAATTAATTTTTCGAAAACTGTGGCTTTCATATTAAATAATATTTGTTAATAAATATCAGTATAAGGTCCTTTTCTATATCTTCTAAAGAATTTTGGTGGAACATTACTAATTCCATTAGTAACCCCATATGATAGTTCTTCATCAGATAAATTAATATTACCTTCACTGTTTAAGAATGTTTGTAAATCTGGATATTGGTTATATAAATCTTCTACATTATCTATTCCTCCATCTATTTCTTCATAACCCTCTAATAATGGTAATAATAAATTTATATATAATTTTTCTAATAAATCTAATATATTTAATATATATTCATATAATTGTTCTATTTTTGCTATAGATGAAGGAATTATTTCTCTTATTGAATCAGTAGTTTTATTTATTGTTTCAATCATATCAGCAACACCACCTACAACAGCTACTAAGTAACCTAAAAAATTTAATAATTTATTCTTTTGATCATTTAAAGGAATAGATACTGCTGAACCTAATGTAGGTGCACCTGCTGTTGCAGTTGAAGCTGCTAAACCCTGTATAGCTGTTTTGATAGGGGGAAGAAGTGCATTAATGACTGCAGCTACTTCCTCAAGATCATTAGTCTTTGTATTTATTTTAGTAAGTTTTTCTTCAAGACGCCCAAGTTTATTTCTGGAATTTTCAACTTTAAATAATATAGCTTCTAATTTATTTTTTGTTTTAGTATAATATTGTTCAGCTTCTCTTGGTTTGTCTATTAAATTTGTAAAATCATTTTCAATTTTTTCGGGAGTTGGAAGTTGATCAAAAGCAGTTTCTTTAACTTTTTTAGTTCCTTCTTCTTTAATACCTTTTTTTATATCTTTTAATAAGGTATCAGTTTGATTTTTAAATAATGTAAATATATCCCCTACTGCCATTATACTAAATTAATTCTTTTACTCATTATATTTTTAATGTCACTTTTTAAATTTTCTAAATCATCATACCTACCTTGTAAAGCTGTTTTATTAAAACTTCTGGGGGCAGTTACTTTTCCAGTACAATTATAAGAAACTTTTTGTCTAATATCATCTAATATTCCCGAAATTACATCAATTAATTCATTCAACCATATTTCTGTTTGATTTCCTAATACTGCGGGTTCATTAGCATAAGTATTATCATATCTTAAACCTAAAATTATCTTAGGGGCATTTACTATAAATTTATTAGTACCATTATTAAATGTATCAAAATGAAAATTACCATTAGTACTAAATCCTATAGCTTTATCTGAAAAAAGTAAAATAGAATCATCTTTAGCGTTAAAAATTAAACGATCAGAATTAATTATTACTTGTTTCCCTATATAATTATTTGGTGCTTCTGGTATATAACTCATTATTGTAAGTCTTTTTCAAGTGGTTCGGTTAATTGGTCTTCAGGTGAGATATATGGTTTATCTGCTCCTTTAATATATGATTGCATATTTTTAGATGCAACTTCAAAATTACTAATATTTTGATTAGATGTTAAATATATAGATGAATCATCATTATTTATATTTTCTACATTAGGGATAAAAGTATCATCATTTGTATCATTAAATTGACCATTTCTAATAATAATGATAGGGTCACTATTTTCTCCATTTTGTGACCATGGATTTAAAGGTTTTGATGTACTACCTAATCTAATAGTATTTCCAAATCTACCTTCTAATATATTATCACCTTCAAATGGTCTTAAAGGTTTTATAAAATCTTTTTCTTTAAAAGTTTCACCTAATAATATTTCTATAGGATTATTAGATTGTTTATTAGAAAGTCCATCTTGTGAATTGCTAAATTGTTTATTATCACTTTTATAAGTTGAAGTAATAGGCATTGCATTATGATGAGGATTATTCCATAAATTAATATTAGGTAAATAAAATATTTTTTTTTCTCTTTTTTTATTACTATTATCAGTATCTATACTTGTAATTAATACAATTTCATTTATAAGAGGAAAATATTTTTGAAAAGTAAATAAAGGTATAGCTATTGGTAAAGTTTCAGGATTAGTTGTTTTTTTCTTAGTATCTATATTAGAATAGAATATAGTTCCTATAGAATCTACATTTTTATATTTTGGGTGAGAGGGATTTAAAATAATATCAATTACTCTAACACTAGTGAATTCTTTTTTTAAGGATAACCCTCCACCTGATGTTGTATTAAATTTAAGGAGTTTTGACATCTTTTTTTTCTGTTTCTTCTATAATATTTTGTAATTGATTCATTTCTTCTTCAGTTAACATATCCCCACCACCACTAGTTGCGTTACCTGTAGATAAACGTTGGACTATAGCAGCCATTTTTAATAAATGGTCATCATTTTTAACACTAATTTCCATATATTCTTTAATTAATGGAACAACTACTGTAGCATCTCCTAAATTTTGTATAAGGGGTCTTAATTCAGCTATTAATTGGCCTATTTGTTTGCCTTTCTTTTTCTGATTAACATGAATTTCTTTAAGAAGATCAGAAAAAGTTTTATCGTCAAATATTATTTGATTTAATGAATCCATATTATGTTTTGTTATAAATATAGATTTTTTAAATTTTTACATATCCTGTTCTATCATATTCAGTATATAATTCATGATATTTTTTCTTAAGTATTTTAGTTACTTTAGTTATTACAGGAGTATCTACATTTGTTATCTCACGAATATAAATATAAAGTGCTTTTTTATTAAAAATTTCTAAATTTTCTCTACGTTTAAATAAAATATTAACAGCATCACATACTTTTCTATCATTTTCTTTTTTAAATAATCTATACATATGTTTATCAATATATTCAGTAAAATAATCAATAAAGTCTTTCATATCTTGTTTACGCTCAGGACGTCCAAGTTCATGAATTACTTTATCATCTTCGTCTGCTGCTAATACGTCTGTTGTAATTTTTTTCTTTTTATAATTAGTATTATTATAAAGAATAAGGTAATTTTTACCTACAATACTAAAATAAGAAAATGCTTTTGAACCTTTAGTAGGATCAAAGTAATGAAGTTTTTCTAAAAGAAAACAAACAACTTCGTGTTTTAAGTCTTCTAATGATTCTACTTCTGTGTAGTAAAATTTAAAAGTATGGATAAGATTTTCAGCTAACTTATAAAATGAATAATTTATACGTTCGTTAAATATTTTATTTCGTGTTGCTTCATTATTAGAAGCTAAATATTCACCAATAGCTAATTCAGTATCATGGGTAAAGTACATTCTTGTACTTTTTCTACCTCTTTTTTTCTTCTTCGGAGTAGGAGAACCAACATTTGTCGGTTCTTTTTTTTCTGTT